AACCACTATGGCTTTGATTCACACCAGTTAGATAAATGATGTCTGTGTCACCTGAATCACCTTGACCTGTTGTTACAGATTTAGTAAGGTTTCTATCCTTCCACTGTGTGTTATAGTAACTACCTTTGATAGCAACCAACTCACTTCTGTATTCACCACCGATTTCGTTAGATATGAATTTCTCATTGTCTGGATTCTGTGATACATTTCCATCATAGTCAATTACATTATCTAAGATTGGTGGTTTTTGAACATACCCCATATTAGCAAATGCTGAGAGTCTGTCGTCAAGATTATACCTAGCTCCACCCTTTACCTGAAAGGTTGTGATAGCATCAGCCTCTACAAGTTCTTTCTCAACAGAGAAATGGTCTTTGTAGGTATATCCAATGGTAGAAATACCACCCATACCATAAAGATTTATCTTCTCTGTATTGTAGTTACCTTGTAAGAAAGCACCAAACCAATCTACTGTGGTTTCGTTGTGATAGGCGATAATGTCACCTAAACGAACTACTTTACCATCAGGTGCGTTATCATCGGCATAGTCTACATAGTAGTCTCCACCTAATAAATCACGAACCTCACGGGCGTGTTCTATACCAGCAGTTCTCCAATCGATACCAATCTGAACCTCAAGTTCATCTGACACATCATAGTTCAATTTAGAAATCAAACCATATGTGTTTTGTCTATTGATTGAGTTTCTTAGGATACCAGTAGAACGATTTTCAGAATCAGAGAAAGCAGAATCTACATTAGATGAGTTCTGAGCAATCTCAGCATCCCAATCCCACATCCAAGGTGAACTTGCGTACCAAGCATTTCCTTCGATAGCAGGTTTTCTACTGACACTACCATATGTACCAGTTCCACCACCTGAACCACCACTCCAATATAATACTGAAGATAATCTCATATCATCATTTATATCATAGAAATGGTTTAGGTTTACCAATGGCTTATGAAAGAAGTTTTCTCTTTCATTCAACATACCAGCATTCTTTCTGTCTGTTGTTCTAGCGCCATACATATACCAATATTGTTGTCCTTTGTAATCCGAAGATACTGGAGCCCAATTTTGGTTGAAGAACCTACCAGCCTCATACTCAAACTTCTCTCCTTCAACATAAGCTGAATCATTGTATCCATCGATATCTCCAGCTAACTCTTGAGAGTAGGTTGCTATGTTCTGTTTGTATAGGTTCTGTCCGTGCCTTTGTGGAGCACCGATAGCGTATAACTCAAATCGTTGTTTGTCTGATACAGCGTAAGATGTACCTAAATAATAAGCCCAAGCATCTGTCCACGTTCCGTCAATAAAACCATCACCAGTTTTACGAACAATCGTTCCACTTATTGCCAACTTATCATTAATTAGACCTGAGTTATAGTTCAAGGTGGTTTTTAGAAATCCACCTTCACCGACTTCTTGTTTAAACTTCCCACCTTTTTCGTGAGCAGCAGGGTCGGTGATAATGTTCATAGTTCCACCAATAGATGGTGTTGCTAGATTTACGGCTGATAGACCTCTTTGCATCTGAATGGAAGAAGTAGCATCACCTACCCCATCCCAATTAGACCAATAAACCCATCCGTTCTCCATATCATTTTGGGGAACACCATTAATCATCACAGCAACATTTCGTTGGTTGAATCCACGAACATTGATACGAGCATCGCCCGCACCACCACCTTGTTGTGTAGCATATACCGATGGTGTAGTATTAAGAATCATTGGAATGTCTTGTGAACCAAGTCTAATTTCCATCTCTTTCTTATCCACAGTAGTATAGGCAACAGGTGTTGTTTCATCGGCACGAGAAGCAAGAACTTCAAGTGCTGTGAGAGCAACAACATCAGTTTCTAAATCGAAACTAATACTCCCAACTATATCCCCAACTTCAACTGATTTAGTTTGGGATATGTAACCGATGTATGAAGCAGTAATATCGAAAGTACCAGTACCCGTCTCAATGACGAATTTACCCTCAGCGTCTGTTACGCCACCGAGTTCAGTACCTTCTACAACTACATTTGCTCCAACAAGTGGTTCTTCGCCAGTTCCAACGAAACCAGTAACGGCTTGTCCGAAAACAATACCAACTGACATCATTAGAGTGACGATAAGATTACGATATTTCATAATCTGTCTCCTTGTGTTTGTTTGTGAATAGACACATTTTTAATTACAGGTGTGTCGTCTGCCTGTCCGCATTTCATTAGTTAGCATACTCCTGGTCATCATTGTCACCAGTCAATGGTACGATTTCACAACTATCGTTGTTACAGAACTTATCGACTTCCGCCTCTTCGTTCTTTATCACACCAAAAGATAGCTTACCTAATTTTTTTGTTTGTTTATTATATTCTTTCTCATCAATAGCCTCATATGGCATTTGTTGATAAGCACCATAATCGTGTCTTGGTAATAAACTAATACCTTTCAAATGATATTGATAGTAATTTAAACACGGAGCAATTTGATTTGCTTCTGTTTCAGGATTGAATGTAACCGTACAACTTACCTGATTGTCTGCCCAATGTCTTTGTAAGAAAGCGGCTAAACCGAATTGTTCCCAAATCGAAAGTTCAGCCGCTGTTCTAATCCCCTCACCGACATCTACAGGAATTTCTACAACACTTGTAGTATCTTCAGAACCAAATGCTGGTTCTATTTTGTAACCTGCTTTTTTCAAAGGTTCTAATAATTCTGAATGTTTGGACAACCTAATTCTTCTAATATAAAATCTACTTTCGGGATAATGTAAACCTGGAGTAGCACCAGCCAATAATGAAACTGTACCACTTGGTTTAACCGAAGTAGTCTTGATTGAGTTTGGTACAGCAAACCAATCAGAGTACATATCATCCCATTTCTGAATGACATCATATCCATCATTTAACCACTCCTTTAGTTCATTGATTCCTCTATGTGTAATGAACTGAGCAACACCACTTACAGAGCAACCTATTCTTCTGTTTCTTAACATAACCCTATTGGTATCACTCCAATGAGTCCTTCCTAATGTAACTGTTTTAGCATACAGATAAGCATACTTTAGTGTTCTCGCATAATCTTCAAAGTCATCGTGGTTGTCGGGAAATGTCTCTACTAAACAACACAACTCGTATGATTCCAATGATTGTTCTAAACAAGGATTACCACCCATAACTCTGTGGTCTTTGTTGTCTCCACCATTCTTCATACGAGAATACTTTCTCATATTATCTAACCACGCAAATCCAGGCTCACCATTATCCACAATTCGTTTTGCAGCCTCATCATAATCCATACCCAATTCTGCGAATATACTATTATTACTAGTCCATCCATATGTTTCCCTATGTGGGTTTACTTTATAATTCTTTAAGTCTAAATACTCTTCTGAATGAGGATCTCCAAATACAATCTCAGCAGTTCTTCTAACATTACCTGCAACAACACACTTACCAATTAGATTCATTATATCTACGATTGTTGTGATTGTGATTGGTTCTCCACTATTCTTTTCTAATACCTTTCTGATATCTTCATGCACTTCCATAAGAGGTTCAGCACCACTACTAACTCCACCAAACCCACTTATTGGTTCGCCAGCAGGCCTTATCTTTGAGTAGTCAAACTTCACTGGTGCTTGTCCGTGAAAGTAACTTTCCAATAATAACTTTAGAGATTCTACCCAACCCTCACGAGTATCTGGTATTTCAAACAATTGTTCTTCTCTTTTCTTCTGTATACCTTTGATTTCTATTTCACCAGCACCTTTTGTATCAAATCCTACACCGACACCTAACATACTAGCATCCATAAGGAAACAAAAAGGTTTAGAATAATCTTCTTTTAGTGTTTTCGTAGATACGAAAGCACAATTGTTTAGGGCAGCGTATAAACCTTTCTTTTCTGTGATTGCAGTTCCCATAGCCCAAAGTCCTCTACCAGGTGGTAAAAACTTCATCGTAAAAATACGCTCATACATATCTTGAGCACTCTTCTGAGCCTGCCACGCGTTCCACCCTAATTGATGTGACTCAATCCAATTCTTTTGCATGTTGTATGTACCTTCTACAACCCGTTGTACTGTCTCCCACCATCTTTCATTTTTTCCATCTTCTTTAATTCTTGAATAAGTTCTCATATAAACCAACTCACCTAATCCATTAAAACCAAACGGCGGTTTTTTTCTTCGAAACTTATTTATAAAATTCTCTGACAATTCAAATCTGTCCATCGTAACTCCTTATCATTTTTTGTACACAATATTAAATATAATATATACTCATTCTTATTACTCAAATCCCTCAGTTTTTGGCTTTAAGTCATTATATTTTTTAGATAATGTCTGCCTTAAATATTCCTCTGAGTTATCCATCTTTCCCTGCGTCTGCTTACCACCGACAGTAGATGCCTCATAAACATCAATCTTACCAGTATTTGTATTTATTTCCGCAGGAAAAGTAATTCCATCTACACCGAATCTATTTTTGATTACATGCACTCTACCAGTGTTAGCAATCTTATCTTCCACCTTACGACTTACTGACATAACAAAGTCAGCAGTCATCACCTTACTATAATCTTCAGCTACTTTACTAGCATCAATAACATCTTCTTCTAATGAACTACGATTAGCCTGAGAAGCTGTCCATATAGGAATATCAAACTCACCAGCAAGTCCTCTCAAATGTTCATAAGTTTCACCAGTAGAAAATCTTTTTTCTTTGTAAAGAGTTATTGGTTTTAGTATGTCAGCGTAATCAACTATGACAGCATCAGGTTTTATTTCCTGTATCTCCATTTGTTTTAGGTGAGCTGCTATAGTATTTACTGTAGCTGAACGAGTAGGGTAATATTTTATAATCAACTTACCTGTCAATCCATCTATAACCTTTTGAACATCTTCTTGATAGAACTTTATATTAGCAGTTGGTGTTCCACTAAATACTGTATCATATCTCAAACCAACATAGTTAGCGTTAAGTTCTAAAGTATAATGAACTACAGTCTTACCCTCTTTTACTAAATGAGCACCCAATGATTGTAAACACCAAGTCTTACCAATACCAGCAGGTGCAACTAACACACCCAACTCACCACCAGCTAATCCACCATCCATAACATTTGTAACAGCATCCCACGGAGTAGGCAAAGTGGCTCTTACAGATTCAGTAAGTCTATCTTCTAAAGATATAATGTAATCGTGACCTAAATCTCTTTCACTACCAGCCTTCATAGCAGCATCAATTATTTCTTTTATTTCATCATACTTTTTTTGTTCTAACAAATCCACAGCATCTACTATAGCACCTTTTAGAACTTGATTCTTACAAAAGTCTAAAGCCTCCTTTTTTATAAAATCTAAATCAGTAGCTTCTATGTTTCTCCAAGCATCTTTTAGATTTTCTATAACAGACACTTTTAGAATATCATCATCCATTTGATTTATTTTTATCTTTAGAACTTCTAATGTAGGAGCTTTTCTAAACTCCATAAAGTATTTACTGATTTCTTTAGACAACCACTTATTAGCATCTGAATCAAAATATTTTGGTTCTAATATGTCACTAATAGTTTGTATGAATTTATTATCTGATAAAAGCGAAGATATTATTTTGGCTTGAAATGTGGGGCCAAACTGATTAAAATTTTCACTCGCCATAAAGTTCCTTTAATTGTTTTTCTTTCAATTCCATTTGTTTCTTTTTACGATATCGCTCTTTAGCTTTCTTTTGTAACTTTTCTCTATTTCTATGATAGTATTCCATAGACCATCTTCGTTGAGCCTCTTTTCTTTCTTCTTCAGAATTATATTTACGATTTCTTCCCATAAGTCTTCTCAGCCATTTGATTTAGTCTGGCAAAACATTGAACTAACCAACTGTCCATATTAGGTAATGTAGCAAATAATCTATCCTCTATGAATCTCTTTTGAAATTGTATTTTATTTAGTCTACTGATTGGTTCTCTAACCTTATCTAAGATTTTAGTTTTAGCAGAAGCGCTGATGTCTACTTCATCTAACTGCATCAACATATAATTTCTTTTCAATAACTCTTCACTATCTTTAAGTTTTTCATCTTCTTTAACAATATCCTCTATATTAAGTATATTGTCTTCGAGCAAAAGTGGTAATTTTTTTTGAATAGTTTTCAATCCCCAACCACGAACTCCATCTATGTTATCAGACTTATCTCCATCGATTGCTCTGTAGACAGCGAAGTTATGAGATGGAATGCCATAATCCTCTAATACTTTTGGAGGATCATACATCTTCTTTTTCGTTGGTGACCAAACTGATACTCTGTGATTTACCAACTGAAGAAAGTCTTTATCTGTAGACATCAGAACTATCTTAGAAGTTTTGAGTATCTGTTTAGTAATATAAGCCATCG